GCAGAAAAAGCAGTTCACCCGTCTCCAGCAGCAATCACTTTAGATTAAGGAGGAAATTATGGCTACTTACAGGCAAATTAAAGGTTATAGGATTCAGGTCTTAGCTTCGGATCCTGGAAGTCCTCTAGAGGGACAAGTGTGGTATAATACTACTACTGGGTCTTTAAAATTTTATAATGGAACCGCAACTAAAACGGTGACGGTAAGCTAATGGCAGATTATTCAACACTAGAAGGTCAAACCATACAAACCATTGCGGGGGATCCTGCAAATCCTGTAGAAGGACAAATCTGGTATAATTCTACCAGCAATGTTTTAAAAGCATATGATGGGACTTCAACAGTAACCTTCACTACAGACTAAATCTTGCGTTTAGTTTTTAAATAACTATATTGAAGAAAGAATGAATAAAGACAAAAGAAACATACAATCGCGCGCTAGTAAGGAAGTCAAACACCTTATGGTTTTACTTGATAAGTCTCAAGCATCTGAATTTAAAAAGATGGTTCCCGAGCTTCAGGACAACTGGGCCAAGAAACAAGTGTATAGAACGGAAACCGAGATGCGCTTCTCGGTTTTATCCGATAATAAACATGGAACCAATGCCTCGAAATACTGGCAATCGGTTCGTGAACAGAATAGCCACTTTGAAAGTCTCATGCAACTTTCTTTTAAGTATCGAAAGAATGATGTTGAGATTGAAAAATTAGAACACAAAATTAACGAAGATCCTAATGTTGATAAATTTGAAAAAAAACTAGTTAAAATCGAACTTGAAGAAAAACTTTATGGTCGAGCGAACATGGAACTCGTGGCGAAGGATCGCATGAGGGAAATTTCAACATGGTCTAAACTCAAGAAAGAATTTAATGATGGCACTTTTGATGACAAACATGTTAATACCCACCAAGCAGAAGCATACATACATACTTTAGAACAGAAGAAATTAACTTTGACCAAAGGCTCTACGCAACCTGAAGTGTTCAATGTGCTCGGGCCGCTAGCAACTTTAAAACGTGTTATAAAATCAGGAGAACTGAAGTATGATGGTACCGCTCGAAAAACTCTTTCTAAGAAACCAGGATCTACAAAAAAATCCTCATAATCAAAGAACAAGTCCTTTCTATAAAAAGGTAAGGGATTCTATGAAAGAAAAAGGAATGATCAATCCTTTACTCTGTATTCAAGAAGGGGGTCGTTATAAATGTTGTATCGGAAACAATCGTTACCTTGCTGCTCTTGAACTAGGACTTAAAGAAGTTCCTGTTAAAATTATTACAAGTGAAGTTCCCGAGGACATGATGAAAGAGACTATGAAATATATTCCAACCGAAATTGAAGGCCTTCCTTCCCGTGCATGGGAGTATGAAAGAAGAAAAAAATATGGAATTTAGTTTTGTATTCTTAGGGCAATCGGTTTTAAAATATCAAGTCCCTCTTGAAGTGTTTGTCGGGCTTAATGAGCTTTATGAAGTCAAAAAGAAACAACTACCAGATGCCACTCCGCAATTAGCAGGAAAGATCCCTGATGAACTTTCTCTATTCTATGCAGGACCTACCAACAAAGGAATGCATAAACATAATTATGTATCCGAAGATATTTTAAAATGGTTTTATTCTATTTTTGATCATTATTTAAAATGGAATAAGATTAAAGAATTTAAGATGAAGATGGATGCAATATGGGTCAATGAAATGAAAGCAGGAGATCATAACCCACTTCATATTCATCGAGGACATATCTTTACGGGTTTATCTTCAGTGATGATCCTTAAATTACCAAAAGATTTTGGTCCTGAACTTGCACGTCCCGATGAACCAACGAATGGACGCCTTCAAATTATTGGAAATATCGCCGGGCAATTTGTGAAAGCGGATTATTCTCCTCAGATAAAGATTGGAGATTTTTATGTATTCCCCTATGACATGCGTCATCTCGTTTACCCCTTCACCAATAAAAAAGCTAAGAGAAGAACCTTGTCGTGTAATTGTGATGTAGAATATAACCCTATAAAATCAAGGACGGCTGAATGATCTATGAACCTAAATGGAAATCTTTACTGGCCAATACGAGAGGCCCTATTTTTACACCTGAACAATGCCAAGACATTATTAACATGGGTCATCGGCAAGAATCCGAAGACGCTATGGTAGGAATCACAGAAAAAGAAGGTACTTATGATACTAAGAGAAGAATTACCACCATCAGTTGGATTCCTTTTAAAGCGATGCCCGACATGTATAGAATTATTGAAAAGTCAATGAACCAAGCTAATGGAAATCATTTTGGTTATGAAGGTATGCAACTTAGTGAAATTGCTCAGTTCACTGAATATCCTAAAGGAGGATTTTATGACTGGCATATGGATGCTAATCTTAATGGTCTGTCTGAACCTCCTGTCCGAAAAATATCCATGACCGTTTTACTTTCTCCTCAACATGAATTTGAAGGAGGAGAGCTGGAGTTTATGAGTGAAAATAATAAACCCGCTCAACTTATGCAAGGACAAGCCATTTTCTTTTGTAGCCTGATTCGTCATCGTATCGCTAAAGTCAAGAAAGGCATCCGACGCTCCTTAGTGATGTGGTTCGGAGGACCTCCATTAAAATGAACCGAGAAATTTTATTCCCAACTCCTATCTATTTTAAAATGGTTAAGGACCCTCAAAAAATGAATAAGTATTTATTACCCCGGATTAAAGACTGGAGTAAAAAAGTTAAGAGTGAAATGAAGACTAATTCCGGAGGGGGATGGCATAGTCCAACAGTTATGAATTTTAAAAAGGAATATGATCCTTTGACCGAGGAACTTTTTACTATGCAACATGAAATTTTTCAAGACTACGGCATGGACCCTAAACCTGGACTAGGGAATATGTGGGCCAATATTAATTACCCAGGGTCCTATAACAAGCAGCACATTCATCCTAATGCTCAATGGTCAGGAGTCTATTACATACAAGTTCCTAAGAATTCCGGCAGTATATTTCTTGAAGATCCACGTCCAGGACCCAATATTATGCTGCCTCGACGAAGAGAAGGACTCCCCAAAGCTCTATGGCGCATGGTGGTATATCCTCCGATCGAAGGACAAATGATGATGTTTCCTGCGTGGGTACCCCATGGTGTAGAAATAAATCAGTCGAAAGAAAAAGGGGAAAAGGGCTGGCGTGTATCGGTTTCTTTTAATTTTATTCAGGTGGATAAATGATCTGGCCTACTTTAATTGTTGATAATTTTTTTGATGATCCCCATAAGGTTATAACTTTTTCTAAACAATTTAAATATGAACGAGCCTCAGATAGTGCTTGGCCCGGTACACGAACAGCCCCCATGGCTGAATTAGATAGGGATTTTTTTTCCTGGTCCACGACAAAGCTAATGAAACTATTCTTTCCTATGAACCTTGAACAAATTAAATGGAGAGCTATTCAACACTTTCAAAAGATCCCTTATAAAACCTATGGTGAAAAAGGATGGATTCATAGGGATGAGGACAGTGAGTTTACGGCGATTATTTATTTAAGTAAGCATCCCACTAGTGGTACGAGTCTTTATAAAGCAAAACATGTTGCTCCTCCAGATATGCAGGAGGTTTATGGCAATAAAAAAATAAAGTTCTATAAGGATCTTAAAGACCGTTCTCTGAGTGAAAAATGGCGAAAAAAATTAAACGCACATTTTGAAAAGGTGGTAGATCTTCATTCTAGTTTTAATCGATTAGTTCTTTTTGATGGTCATCAATGGCACGGAGCTGAAAATTTTGGTAACGAGAAAGAGGATCGTTTAACTTTAATTACTTTTGTTAAAGGAATAATGGGAAAAGAAGGAGTATCTCTTCAGTATCCTATTCCTATGATGAGGCGTGAATGAGTTTTAAAACAAAAAAATATCAAGTAATCAAAGGAGCGCTTTCAAAAGAGCTCGCTAATTTTATCTTTAATTATATGATGCTGCAACGAGATGCAGTAAATTTTATGATGAAAAATAATAAAGTAAATCCTTATAATCCTTTGATTGGAACACGAAAAGATAAACAGGTAACGGGATGCTATACTAAATATGGAGACTGGGTTATGGAAACTTTATTAATGTATATGATTCCTATCATGAAAGAAAAAACAGGAATGGATCTGGTTCCAACGTACTCATACACACGTCTCTATGAAAAAGGAAATATTTTAAGACGGCATAAAGACCGAACAAGCTGTGAAGTTTCTACAACCATGTATCTAGGAGGAGATCCATGGCCTCTCTTTATTGATCCATCAGGAAGGGACTTTGTCATTGATGAATATAAAAACATACATAAACCTGGAGCTCCCAAAGGAGTCCAAGTTGATTTAAAAGTGGGAGATATGCTTATTTATTCCGGCTGCGCCCTTGAACACTGGCGAGAACCTTTTCAAGGTAATGTGTGTTCTCAGGTCTTTCTACATTATAACCATGCAAATGGTCCTTACGCTAAGACTAATCTCTTTGATAAACGACCTATGTTGGGTGTCCCTAAATAGTTGATCTACACTAAAATCTAGTATATTTGTAATAGAAACGGAATTTCTATGCTACATAAAATCAGACTTAAGCCTGGATTAGATAAACAATCTTCAGATACAGGAGCCGAAGGAAAATGGGTTAACGCCGATTATTCTCGTTTCCGTTATGGTTTTCCTGAAAAAATTGGAGGTTGGGAACAATTAGTTAATAAGAACTTGATTGGCGCAGGACGTGATCAACATACTTGGGTTGATCTGGCTGGCAATAAATATGCAGCTATTGGAACTAATAAGTGTCTTTACATTTATTTTGAAGGAGCGTTCTATGATATCACTCCTTTAGATACAACTCGTCAACAAACGGGTGCCACGTTCACGACCGTGAGTGGTTCACCTACAGTTACACTTACTACAAGTAGTGCTCATGATGCTGAAGCAGGTGATATTATTTTAGGTTCTAGTGCCACTTCTGTCCCTGGAGGTTTTAGTGCATCTGATTTTGATGATATACTTTTTGAAGTAATAGCTGTTCCAAGTGCTACGACCATAGAAGTAACGATGGGAAGTAATGCGGGCTCAAGCGCCGGACCTTCAGGAACACTTACGATAGATTTTTATTATGTGATTGGACCCATTATTCAAACTTATGGATATGGCTGGGGCACCAATACTTGGAGTGGTCAAA